AGCGGACCCGGCCATCTGGGACGCATCGCGCGGCGAGAGCATCGCGGACACGGCGGCGCGGTATCGCGTGTACTTCACGCCGGGCGACAACAAGCGCGTGCCGGGATGGATGCAGTGCCATTACAGGCTGCAGTTCGATGCGCAGGGATATGCGCGGATGTACGTCTTTGATACGTGCGAGGCGTTCATCCGCACGGTGCCGCTGATGATGTACAGCCGGACAAATCCTGAGGATCTGGACACGACGCTGGAGGACCACGTCAGCGACGAGTGGCGGTATCTGTGTATGTCGCGGCCGATAAAGCCGATGCTGGCGGCGGAGGAGGAGCCGGTGCTGTCCGACCCGCTGAATCAAATGCAGAAACCGGGGCGCTACGGCGCGATCTGGTGATAAAAACGGGAGGTAAGTATGGACAATATCGCTATCAGCGGCGCGCAGCCGGGCACGGAGGCGCAGGCGCTCGGCGGCCAGGTGATGCCGCCGGAGGACGTGATCACGCGCGAGCAGCTGCAGGAATTTTCCCGCGTGCTGCACGAGTACAAGGTGGGCAAGGCCAGCACCGAGAGACGCACGATCGCAGCGGAGCAGTGGTGGAAGCTGCACAACCAGCCGGAAGAAGAGAAGGCCGGAAACCAGATGTACAGGGGCTTCCGCAGCCGGAGCTCGTGGCTGCACAACGTGATCGTGAACAAGCACGCGGACGCGGTGGAATCGTACCCCGAACCGAACATCCTGCCGCGCGAGGAAGGCGACAAGCAGGAGGCTAAGATGCTGTCGGCGATCGTGCCGTGCGTGCTGGAGCAGAACGCATTCGATGCGACCTGGAGCGACGCGATGTGGGCCAAAATGAAGTACGGCACGTGCGTGTACAAGATCACGTGGGACAGCGGCAAGCTCGGCGGCCTCGGCGATATCAGCATCGAGCGCGTGAACGTGCTGAATCTGTTCTGGGAGCCGGGCATCACGGACATCCAGAAGAGCCGGTATGTGTACCACACGGAGCTGATGGACAACGATGCGCTCGAGGAGCAGTACCCCCAGCTGCGTGGGCAGCTCAAGGGCAACGACTTTTATGCGTCGAAGTTTTTGTACGACGACAACGTGCCGACGGACCGGAAGAGCACGGTGATCGACGTGTACTACCATCGCGGCGGCGTGCTGCACTACTGCAAGTATATCGGCGACATCGTGCTGTACGCGACGGAAAACGATCCAGAGTACCGCGAGCGGGGGCTGTACGATCACGGGCTGTACCCGTATGTGTTCGACGCGCTGTTCCCGGTCGAGGGCTCGCCGTGCGGGTACGGTTACGTGGATATCTGCCGAAATCCTCAGACGGCCATCGACAGCCTCGGCACGAGCCTCGTGCGCAACGCCGTGGTGGGTGCGACGCCGCGATATTTTATGCGCGAGGACGGCAGCGTGAACGAGCAGGAGCTGCTGGACACGGAGAAACCGCTGGTGCACGTGGACGGAAACCTCGGGCAGGACAGCATCCGCCCGATCGACTACAACGCGCTGCCCGGAAACTACATCAACGTCTGGTCGACCATGGTCAACGAGCTGCGCGAGACCAGCGGAAACACCGACACGGCGACCGGCAACGTGACCTCCGGCGTGACGGCGGCGAGCGCCATCGCCGCGCTGCAGGAGGCAAGCGGCAAGGGCAGCCGGGACAGCACGCTCGCGGCATACCGCGCGTACAGCAAGATCGTGAATCTGTGCATCGAGCTGATCCGGCAGTTTTACGATCTGCCGAGATCCTTCCGGATCGTGGGCGAGCTGGGCATGGAGCAGTTCGTGTCCTACAGCAACCAGGGGCTGCAGCCGCAGGCGCAGGGCATGGCCTTCGGCGCGGACATGGGGATGCGGCTGCCGGTGTTCGACATCAAGGTGTCGGCGCAGAAGAAAAACGTGTACACCCGCGTGAGCCAGAACGAGCTGGCGCTGCAGTTTTTCCAGATGGGCTTCTTCAACCCGAGCATGACGGACCAGGCGCTGGCGTGCCTGGACATGATGGACTTTGACGGCAAGGACGGCGTGATGCAGAAGATCCAGCTCAACGGTGTGCTGGCGCAGCGGCTGCAGCAGTACCAGCAGCTGGCGCTGTCGCTGGCACAGATCGCGCGGCCGGACATGGTGCAGGGTATCGCTGCGGACATGGGCATCGCCATGCCGGTACAGGCGGGCGCAGGCGCAAACGCCGCGCCGAAGATGCAGGAAAGCGATGAGATCTCCGGCATCAAGGCCGACGAGCACCCGGTCGCCGCGAAGGCACGGGAGGCGAGCGCGAACGCTGCCCAGCCGGGCGGCGGAGCCGTGGCCAAGGGGGGCAGCAAGGCATGATCGAGATTGTATACGACCGGATGAGGCTTCGGCTGACGGCTGACGGGCACGCGGGCTTCGCCGAGGCGGGGCAGGACATCGTATGCGCGGCGGTGACGATCCTTGTGTACACGCTGGCGGCCGCCGTGGGCAACATGGACGCCGCCGGGCAGGCGCGCGGCTCGAGCGTGGAGCTGGGCAGCGGGCACGCAGAGATCGTGTGCGCTGCATCGCCGCGATGGCGCGCGTGCGCGAAGATGATCTGCGACCAGATTTGCGCAGGATTCGATATCCTGCGGCAGATGTACCCGGAGCGCGTGCGCTACGATGTGCGCGGATAAAAAATTTTCAGAGATCCGAGGCCGAGGGATAGAGAAAGCCCTCGGCCTTTTTGTATGCTGGAAGTGCGAGGGTGCAGGGGCTTTCGCGTGTGTACCTCCTTTCTTTTCCCATTTTCCCATCTCCTTTTCTCTTGGCGCCCACGCAGCGGGGGGCTGCTGCGTGGGTATCTATGCCGCCGCGAGGCGCACTGCAGCGATGGACTGCAAGTGCCGGTGCAACTCCGGCTGACGGCGACAGGGTCGTGGCCTACCACAGATTTTTGACGGAGGCATCCTTATGCGATTTGACATCAAGGCACTGGCTATGCTGCATGGCCTGCAGGTGTTCGGCGGCGAAGGCGGCGCGGGTGGCGCGGCCGGAGGCTCTACCGGAGCGGGCGCAGGTGCAGATGGCGCAGGCGCTGCGGGCGTAACGGCTCCCGACGCCGGGGAGCGCATCCTGACCGGGCTTGGTGTCCCGGCGGACAAGATCAGCAAGCGGTCGAGAGCGCGCGTATCGGCCATGCACCGTGACGACGGGGCAGCGGCAGAGGCGGCGCAGACGCAGGACGACGCTGCAAATGGCACCGATGACGGGCAGGAAATGCCGAAGCGCCTGACGTGGGACGAGATCATGGCAGATCCCGAGTACAACGAGCAGGCGCAGAAGATGATGCAGAAGCGGCTGGCAAAGTCGAAGAAGTCCGAGCAGGCGCTCAAGGACCTGGCGCCGGCATTGGAGCTGATGGCGCGCAAGTACGGCATCGAAGCAGAGGATATCTCCAAGCTGGACGTGCAGGCGCTGAACAAAGCTGTGACCGAGGATAAGGCGTACTACGAGGAGCGGGCGGACGAGCTCGGAATCCCCGTCGAGGAGGCCATGCGTATCGACCAGCTGGAGCGGCGCAACAAACTGCTGGAGCACCAGAACGAGCAGACGCTTGAGCAGCGCAGACTGCAGGAGCATTTCGACGGGCTGGTGCAGCAGGCGGCGAAGCTGCAGGAGATGTATCCGGACTTTGACCTGCAGACGGAGCTGGAGAATCCGGTCTTCGCGCGGCTGACCGCGCCGGGCAGCCTGGTCAGCGTGGAGGACGCCTACTTTGCCGTGCACCGCAAGGAGATGCAGACGGCGGCGATGCAGGTGGCAGCGCAGAAGACCGCGCAGCAGATCAGCAACAGCATCCAGGCCGGGCAGCGCAGGCCGGCAGAGAACGGCAGCGCATCCCAGGCGGCATCCATTTCTGCCCCGACGACGATGTCGCGCGCGAGACGCGACGAGATCAAGCGCCGCATGCGCAGCGCAGCGGCGAACGGGGAGAAGCTCTATCCCGGCACGTTCTGACGACGTGCGGCGGCTCCTCCCGGACGAACGACATTTTCTGAAAGGGGAAGCTATTTTATGAAGACCATTCTTTATTCCATGCTCGGCCTGCAGCTTTTCGCGGACGCGGGCACGCTGGTCAATGCGACCGGCAACTACGTCAACGCCTCGACCGGCACGACGACTGCGTTCGACGCAACGCACACGCTCGCGCCGGAGCTCAAGACCTTCTACGACACGGAGCTGCTGGAAAATGCCCGCGCCGAGATGTTTTATGCCCAGTTCGGCAAAAAGCAGGCGCTGCCGAAAAACCACGGCGGCACGGTCGAATGGCGCAAGTGGAACACCTTCGAGAAGGCAGGTAAGCTGACCGAAGGCGTGATCCCGACCGGCCAGAAGTTTGGCGTGACCAAGCTCGAGGGAAGCATCACCCAGCACGGCACGTACACCAGCATCACCGACCGCCTGGAGCTGCGCGCCTACGACGACGTGATCCTCGGCGCGACCGAGGAGATGGGCGCGAGCGCGGCCGAAACGCAGGAGACGCTCATCCGCGACGCGCTGCTGACCAACACGAACGTGCTCTACTGCGACAACATCAGCGCGGCCGGCGCGTATATCTCCACGCCGACCTCCTGCGCCGAGATGGGCGCCGGCGGCGGCACGAGCGCTGCTGACGGCTACGCCTACCTGACGCCGGACATGATCGCCAAGGCGGTCACGAAGATGAAGAAGGACCGCGTGCCGACCATCAACGGCAAGTATTACGCCGTGATCCATCCGTCCGTCGCCTACGACCTGCGCAAGTCCAACGAGTGGATCGAGGCGCACAAGTATGCCCAGCCGGACGAGATCTATAACGGCGAGATCGGCGAGCTGCACGGCGTGCGCTTCATCGAGAACACCTTCGCGCCCGTCCTGACCGGCACGGGCTACAAGAATAAGAGCGAAGGCGCGACCTACGCGACCTACTTCTTCGGCAAGGAGGCCTTCGGCATCATTGATCCGGAGGGCGGCGCGCTGGAGATGATCGTGCACGACAAGTCCGAGATCGGCGGCCCGCTGAACCAGTTCAGCACCATCGGCTACAAGTTCGAGACCAATGGCGCGACCGTGCTCTACCCCGAGCGCCTGCTGCGCGTGATGAGCACGTCTGCTTACAGCGCCACGGACGAAGCCAACTGAGGCGAAACCAATACGGCCGGAGGCGCTTCGGCGTCTCCGGCTGATGTGAGAAAGGAGCGTACCCATGGCAACCGAAAAAAAGACTGAGGCTGCGGCTGAAAAGCTGCCGGATCCGTATGAGCTGGAGGAGATCTTCATCCCGCGCGCCGGCGCGAGGGAAGACCCGAACCTGTTCGTGAGCGTAAACGGCAAGAATTTTCTGATCCCGAAGGGCAAGAAGTCCAAGGTGCCGCGCTACATCGCCGACGAGATCCGCCGGTCTGAGCGCGCGCGCGACGCCTTCGAGACGGCGGCCGCGCGGCAGGCAGAGTAAACCAAAGGGAGGCGGCAATCACGCCTCCCTTTTTCAGTACAAGGAGCAGATACTATGACGATTTCGGACGCGATCACGATGGTGGACGCCCTGCGGCCAAACCAGTATTCGCGCGACATGAAGATCCGGTGGCTGTCGCGCCTTGACGGGATGATCTGGCAGGAAGTGATCCGCACGCACGAGGGCGGCACGGAGACGTTCGACGGCTACGACAGTTCGTCGATGTGCGACACGGAGCTGCTCGTCGGCAGCCCGTATGACGAGGACGTGTACAACAACTACCTGCAGGCCATGATCGACCGCGAAAACGGCGAGGCGGGCAAATACAGCCAGAGCATCACGCTGTTCAACGCGGCGTTCGCGCGCTGGCGCAACTGGTATAACCGCGCGCACATGGCGGAGGACCCCGGAGCATTCCGGTTTTGATGGAGGGATGACAGATGCCGACATATCCGACGATTCAGGAAACGGCACGCTCGCAGCAGGTGACGGATACCTTCGGCGGCTACAACCACAACCTCAAGATCCCCGAAGGGGAGTTTTACGAGATGGAGAATCTGTGCGGCGACGATTACCCGCTGCTGGCAAACCGTGACCGGCGCGACACGGTGCTTGGCAACCTGAACAACCTGAACGCCATGACGGTGCAAAACGGATCGCTGTATTACATTGCCGGGGTGGACAGCGACCCCGGCAAGACGATGACTGGGCTGTACTGCGACGGAGAAAAGGTGATGGAGCTGGCATTCACGGGGCGGAAAAAGCTCGTGAACATGGGCGCATACCTGCTCATCTGGCCGGACAAGGTGTGGTACAACACGGCCGACGGCACGCACGGGAACATGGAAAAGAAGTTTTCCGCTGCGGCCGGGACGTATCTTGACCACAGCCTGACATCCAGCTCAGGGCCGGATGGGCAGGAGGTCTACGACATCTATGTATTGTGGTATATTCACCCGTGCAGCCGGGACGGGAAAATCGTATACACGACAGGCGCGAACTATGGCGAGAAACGCGTCGTGGTTGTCGACGGAATCGAATACCACTATTTGAACTTCGTGAAGCCGAAAGAGCCCAAAAATGGCGATGCATACATCGACCGTGAGACGAGGACGCCCTACATATATAACGACATTTCGAAAGACTGGAGCGCGCAGGATGTGCCGGTGATGCGGCTGGAATGCAAAGGCATCGGAAGCTCTTTTGCTCCCGGAGACTATATCAGGGTATCCGGCATTGACCCCGGCACGTACTCCGGCCTGAATGTCGGAGACAACCCGTCGGACGGCGTATACCGCGAGGTGCTCGTCACCGGAGAAAACTACATCGTTTTGGACGCTTACGCGCCCACGGAAGCGCATGGAATTATGAACGACACGCCGCCTGCCGAAGGGTATGTCAAGGCCGCGATGGATCTGCCGGATATGGACTACGTCATCGAGGCGCAGAACCGCCTCTGGGGCTGCAAGTACGGCACGGTGAACGGGAAACTTGTCAACGAAATCTACGCGAGCGCGCTTGGGCGCTTCGACGTATGGCGCAAATATGCAGGCGTGAGCACGGACAGTTACGCCGCGTCGATCGGGTCTGACGGCCGCTGGACGGGCGCCGTGAATTATCAGGGCTACCCGCTGTTTTTCAAAGAGGACCGGATGCACAAGGTGTATGTGTCCGCGAGCGGCGCGCACAGGATTCAGGAGTACACGATGCGCGGCGTGCAGCCGGGATGCGCAAGGAGCCTCGCGGTGGTCAACGGTGTGCTGTTTTACAAGGCGCGCGACGGCGTGTTCGCCTACGACGGAAGCGGCGCGCCGATTGACGTTAGCGAAAAGCTGAACCTGAAAGAGCTGCACTGGAGCGGGAACATGAGCGCAATCGCTTCGGCGTGGCGCGACAAATACTACCTGTATCTGCAGATGAGCACGCCTCCGGGAAACCGGCTGCTGGTGCTGGACACGAGCCGGGGCACATGGTATCGGGAGAGCCTACCAGTAGGCGGTGTTGTGGACTTTGCAGAGCTGGAAGGAACGCTGCTGTGCGCGACGAGCGGAGACGTGCTGGAGATCGCGCGCGACCAAACGCTGGCCTTTCGAGCGAGCGGCACGACGGAGGACACGGTGGCATGGAGCTGTGAGACGGGGCTGATCGGTTACAGCACGGTGGAGCAGAAATACGTCAGCCGGTTCAATATCCGCATGAGCCTCGCGCGTGATGCGTACATGGATGTGCTCGTGCAGTATGACTCCGACGGTGTGTGGCACAACCAGGGCCGCATCCAGGGCGTGGGAACGCGCACGTTCATGCTGCCAGTGCGGCCGAGGCGCTGCGACCACTTCCGCATCCGGCTCGAGGGCAGCGGGGACGTGCGCATCTACAGCTTCGCAAAGATATTCGAGGCGGGGAGCGATGTGTATGCTGACATTTGATTACCCGCAGACGTATGCAGTGACCGGCAGCGCAGAGGAGCAGCTTGCCCAGCTGCGCTCGTACATCTGGCAGCTCGTGGACGTGCTCAATCAGGCAGACGACGGGAACGAGGCTGGAATCGGCGCTGCAGATACTGCCGCGCTCCGTACAGAGCTGGAAAAGCTGCGAAAGGCGTTGCGGGATCTGGAAGCAAAGAGCGGGCACGGCCTCCCGAGCGGCGGAACGGCCGGGCAGACGCTGACGAAACTATCCGAAAGCGACTATGACACGGGCTGGCGCACTCCGGCCGGCGGCGGAAGCGGCGGAGGCGTAGACTATGTAACCGAGCAAGGCTTGACCGGCAAGTGGACGTGGCGCAAATGGGCATCCGGCATCGCCGAGATGTGGGCAACGTTCGACGTGGGCGAGTTGGAGATGAAAACGCAGACATGGGGTGCACTGTATACCGCATCGTGGATGGGCCTCGCGGTAAATAAGGCAGCACGCCAATACCCGTTTGCTTTTGTCGCAAACCCGGTCGTGTCGGCGACGCCAACGGTTGGTAGTGGCAACATTTGGCTCGCCACAAACACGGAAAACGATACAGGTACGCGGCTTACGCATGCCCCGGCGTATCAGTGCGTGAGAGCATCTGACGCGACGGTTAATAGCCCGCAGATCAGCTACTACGTCGTGGGCAAGTACAAGTAAAGGAGGCCACGCATGGCAAAGAAAAATTACAACGGTGTCGAGTTCGACGACAGCGTGGATTATGCCGCGCTGATGGGGAAGGCTGCTGCTGCCGGGAACAACGAGAAGGCAGCCGTCCTGGAACGAAAGCGCAACGCGAAGATCCAGTCCGGCGGCATGGACTACGAGACGACAAACCAGTACGCGCAGTACCTGCCGAAGGTGGACACGCCGTATGACACACAGACGGACTACGCCGCCCTGATGGAGAAGGCTGCGGCCTCAGGAGACTACACGAGCGCGGCCCGGTACGAAAAGCAGCGCAACGCGAAAATCAAGGGCGAGGGTCTGGACTATGAGACGAGCGATTACTACTCGAAGTACCTGCCCGAGAACCGGTATACCTACGACCCGAGCAAGAACGACGCATACCAGCGCGCGAACGATCAGGCGACTGAGATCTACGACAAGATCATGAACCGCGGCGAGTTCTCATATGACGTGAACAAGGACAAGCTCTACCAGCAGTACCGCGATCTGTACGCGCAGATGGGGCGCGGCGCGATGGAGGACACCATGGGGCAGGCGGCGGCGCTGACCGGAGGCTACGGAAGCACCTACAGCCAGAACGCGGGGCAGCAGGCATACAACGCCTACCTGCAGAAGCTCAACGAGGTCGTGCCTGAGCTGTATACCGCAGCCTACAACCGCTACAACCAGGAAGGCCAGAACCTGATGAACCTCTACACCATGGCGCGCAGTAACGCCGACAACGCTTACGAGCGAGACTACAACCAGTGGTACAACCGGCTGCAGCTCGAGCGCAGCGACGAGGACACGATCTACAACCGCCAGCAAACCGAGGAGCAGAAGAAGCTCGTGCAGGATGAGACGGACTATGAGCGCAAGCAGAACGCATGGAGCCGTCTGTCGTCGCTCATCACAACGACCGGGTACCAGCCGTCGAACGATGAGCTGGCGGCGGCAGGTATGTCTGCCAACGAGGCGGCGTATCTGCGGCAGTATTACCAGCAGCAGAAGGCAGCAGCGTCAAATAAGAGTGGGGGGTCGGGCGGCGGAAGCAGAAGAAGCAGGAGCAGAAGCGGGAGCGGGAGCGGATACGGAGGCGGAGGAACGCAGCCGGGGAAGACGGATTCACCGTCTCCGTATGCACACAAGCCCGGCAGCGGGATTACGCACAACGACATCGACATCACGGACGCGAGCGCAGTAGAATCCGCTGCGGCCGTGGCGGGCAGAGTGAAAGAGATGATCAAGGAAGGCGTACCGATCGCGGACGTGAATGCATTCATCCGCAGCGCGTCGGAAAACGGCCTGATCTCGGACGACAGCGCCATCAGGCTGAGATACATGAATAACTCCAGGAAGTGAGGGGCACATAGATGACAGTCAAGAAAGCAGCAATCTCCATTGGCGATTGGCTCAAGAGCACGGGATTCTCCGCCGAGAAAACGCTTGCTTCGGCGCAGGAGCAGCGGAAAAACCTGCTGCAGCAGATGGACAACGCGAATGCATCGTATCTAACCGGCGAGAATCGCGGCGCGCTGCAGAACGCATTCAGCAACTATCAGGCGACCATGAACGTGCTTCGCGGCGCCGGCTATGACACCGGAAATGACGTCGACGTTCTGCGCAGAGCCGTGCACTCGTCCTTCGACTTCCAGAACCAGTTCAAGGATGAAAACGACTTCAACGTGTCGTATGCCTACCCGAAGAAATACAAGGGCAAGACCCGCACGGACGTGAATGCGGCGCTCGCGCAGCTCAAGAACACGCCGGGGGCCGAGGCGGAATATGACTGGCTGAACAAGAACCAGATGAATTACTGGTCTGCGGACGAGCTGAAGGCGCAGATCGGCGCGTGGCAGAACGAGATTTCCGGCATCGAACGGCAGCGCCGGAATATGCCGCGCATGGCAGCTGGGAGCACAGACGCAGACTATGCCAAGCGGCAGCAGGAGGCGCTCGCGCTCTCGGGGCAGATCGATGAGCGAAAAGCGAAGATCGGGAAAGCGCAGAGCCTGCTCACGCGGAAGACCTACGATGACGAGATCAGCAAGTGGGACACGCAGATGCAGAGGGCGCTCTCCGACTACAGCAAGGCGCTGAGCGTGAGCGAGAGCGCGAACACGGAGATGGCGATGGCCGGGAACTCCGCATTTGTGGTGCAAAACAGTGACTATGCCACAAACGCGCGCAACACGGTGCGCAGCTTCGAGCAGCAGCTGCGTGATTACGGCTACAGTGACCAGCAGATTAACGGCATCCGCAACTACGCGCTCACGCAGCAGCACGCAAACGAGGCTTCGGAAATGGCACAGCAGGCAGCACAGGAGGCCAAGGAGCATCCGTGGCTTTTTTCCGCCATGTCTGTCGGCACGAATATGATGGCCGGAGCGGGTGCGCTCGACATTGCGGCACAGAATGCGCTGAACGGGACAGACCCGTTCACGGGCGAAAAAATGGCCGTCGACCGTTATACGAAATCCATGGTGCCGAGCACGGTGACGAACACCATCCGCGGGAGCGTTTCCGAGGACATGAGCGGCATTGGGTCGTTCCTGTACAACACCGGCATGAGCATGGCAGACAGCCTGGCGACGCTGGCCGTCGGCGGCGCGACCGGCCTGCACGGCGCGGCGGACGTGATCCTCGGCGGCGCGGCGGCATCTCAGGCAATCACGGATGCGTATGACCGCGGTGCTTCTGACTCACAGGCCATGTCGGTCGGCCTGCTCTACGGAACGGCCGAGGCGCTGTTTGAGCACATCAGCCTTGGTAAGCTGCGCACGTTCCATACGTCGGCGGCCGCCGGGAAGAAGACCGCGAAGACGCTGGTTAAGGATATGCTCAAGCAGAGCTTTGTGGAAGGCAGCGAGGAAGTCTGCACGGACATCGCAAACGTTATCTCCGACGCGATCGTGATGGCCGACAAGAGCGAGATCAACCAGACGATCGCCGCCTATCAGGCAGACGGCATGAGCGAGGACGAGGCAACGCGCAGGGCGTGGCTTGACTGGCTCGGACATACGGCGCAGGACTTTGCCGGAGGCATGATCTCCGGCGGCGTGATGACCGGCGGCGACATGGCGCTCAACGCCGGGATGCGAAGCGCGAATTACCGCGAGACCGGCCGACAGATCACGGCCAACGACTACGCGGACATCCTCCGCCACGCTGCAGAGGAAAGCGGCGACGAAAACCTCCGGAAGCTGGCCGGGAAGAAGCAGACGAACCGCAACACCGGCAAGCTCTACGAGGCGACACAGGAAGCAAATCTCACACAGGCAGTCTCTGACCGTCTGGGTGCGCTCGGCACGCCAGAAAACGACGTGCAGGAGCTGACCGGCCTCGTGGTCAAGCAAATCAAGGGGCAGGAGCTGACGGGCAAGGAACAGCGAAAATTTGACGCCAGCAAGCAGGCACAGCGCGCAGCGAGCGAGTATGCGTCCCTGTTCACGCGGGATGCAGACCGGACCACGAACGCATGGGCGCGCAGCCATATGCGTGACGCAGCCGAGCTGGAGCGCAACGCGATCTATGGCGGGGCGCGCAAGACTGACGCAGGGCAGACGCAGATGCATCATGCGGAGAAGAACGCCGAGGTGCAGGTAAACGGTGAGGCCGCGCAGGTGCAGGCGCTTCGATATGACCAGGAGAGCGGCAGCGTGGAGCTGTCCGTGAAGGCCAAAAACGGCGATGTGCAGCGCGTTTCCGTGAAGGACGCCAAGCTGCCGGAGGGCACGCGCCTGCTCGCCGAGAGCGCGGAAAAATACGGCGAGACCGCGCCGCAGATGTACGCCAACTACCAGAACGGGCAGGACGTGGAGCGCTACGCCAGCGCCTACGAGGTGGCATACTCTTACGGCCGTGCGGGCGTGAAAAACTACGCTGTGCTCGAGAACAGCGGCGCAGCATCGTATCTGACACCGGAGCAGCGGAAATTTGCCTACGAGACCGGCCTTGCCGCGGCACGCAGGGAATCGGACGCAAAGAGCGCGGCGGCCAAGAGCAGCGAAATTCAGGCCGGCAGCGTGACGCTGGAAGGCGGAAAGCTCGGAAACGTGACGCTCGCCGCCGTGAACACGGCCGGCCTGACGCGCAAGCAGACGGCGTCGATCGACGTGGCGCGCAAGGTGGCCGAGGCGACCGGCGTGAACGTCGTGTTCTTTGAATCGCAGACCGGAGAGGACGGCAAATACCTCGGCATGAACGGCGCATACCGCGATGGCACGATCTATCTGGACGTGAACGCAGGGAAGAACAACGTGGACACTGGCGAGACGGCCATCCTGAAGACGATGTCGCACGAGCTGACGCACTTTATCCAGCAGAACAGCGGCCAGTATGAGGCGCTGAAGGAATTTGTGACGAACCATGTGCTCGAGAGCGGCGACAGCATCGAGCGCCTTGCCCGGCAGAAGCTCGACAACGACTCGACCGGCGAGCTGACGATGGACGGCGCGATGGACGAGGTCGTGGCCGATGCGTGCGAGATGATGCTGCGCAACACCGAGGCCGTGCAGCGGCTGGCGAATGAGAACCGCAGCCTTGCCGAGAAGATCCGCGACTGGATCGGCGACTTCGTCAAGAAACTGCGTGCTGCGTTTAAGGGCGACCACGCGACGCACGACGAGGCGAGAGCCATGCTCGACCGCATGGTGGAGCTGCAGAAGATCTGGGACGATGCGCTGGTGGACGCGGCGAAGGTGAATGCGGGGCGCGCCGGGGAGATTGCAAGCAACGGCGTGCAGGAATCGTCTCGCGGGAAGTACTGGCGGCCTGACCTGAATCAGCAGGAATGGTCGCTTTTGAACCGGCGAATGGAAAAAGAACTCGACAGCGGCAAACAATATCTTGACGAATCCACAAAGTGGCTGTACGCTGAAGAAAAGGGTGTGAAGGTGTTCGCCTTGTACGGGGTGGGAGATGGTACTGAGGCGACCACACTGTATGCGGTCGGCGGAAAACAAGCCGCGCTGCAGAATGCGAATATTGCAGAATATGTTGAGAGGAGCAGAGAATATGACAGAGATGGACGATCTGTTGATTCGTGGGTTGAGTTGCTTCGGCGTAAGAAAGGGAGCAGGGGCAGAAATCTATCTCAGGGTCAAGGGCCAACCGGAGCTTCAGGAACGGCTCATGGACTATATGGCGGATCACCGCGAGGCAACGGCGGAAGAACTTCTGGACGTGGCTCGGAGAATCAGCGCAAAGTAAAAGAGCAGTTCTCCCTCCGCGAACCGGTGGAGCAGGTGCGTGATCTTGTCGCCGTGCATGGCCTGACGGAGCAGAACCTGCGTGGCGCACTCGCGCTCGGCGGATTGCCGATGCCAAGTATCGCGGTCGTAAAAGCTGCGCAAGGGCACAGCAAGTACGGCCCGATTTCCATGGTGTTCGGCAGGGAGAGTATTGACCCGCAGGTTGACCCCAGGAACAAAATCTACGGCGGGGATGCCTACACGCCGACGGCACCGGCAGTGGAATATCCGGTGAACTACGACCGGATGCGCGCCGTGGAAAACCGAATCTCTGAGCTGAGCAAAAGCGTCGCCGGCGGTGTGTTCTGGAACAGCACCGCGCTTCAGCGCGCCGGTGCCGGCGAAGAGAGCAGTATAAGCGCCGAAGAGATGGCACAGAAACTTGCCAGAGACGACAGCGTGCGCGCGGCCTATCTGGCCGATCATGGGGAAACGCTCGAGCCGGTCATGCAGACAAAGGAATTCAACCGATACGGCAATGACGCGCTGGCGAAACTGGTGCAGAAAATCGGCGTGCAGGAGCTCGCCCACGTTGAAGCGGACATGGAAACCGGGGACTATCAGTCTGCGCGAGAGATCGAAGACACGGTGCGCCAGATTATCCGCGACAGCTACGAGGAACAGCACCGCAGATTTCTGGACCGAAAGCCGGAACTGAAGGAAAAGCGGCTTGACCACTTCATGGATAACAATGTCCATACTTCCACGGTTGAGGATTTCATCCAAGATGCGTGGGCATTTTACGAAGATCAGGGCGCTACAGCGGACGAAGTAGACCGATTGGCTACCAGCGACAAATTGCACGAGGCGACGGATACTGAGGACGTGAAGGCGTGGCTGCTGCCACAGCTGAAATCTGTTTTTGGCGAGCCCGGCATTTACAACGGGAAGGAGCGCTATACCGCTTCTGGAGACAGACGCAGCTTTTCGCAGCTTCATTGGGAATACACGCTCGAGAACATTGTGAGTGCGATGGCGGAAACCCAGAAGGAGCGCGGCGGCCAGACGTGGGGGACGTCGGCCGGAGCTATGCAGGCTGTCAGCGCCGAGGACTTTTCCAGCATTGATGAAGTGAAGGCTGCGAGCGGCAGACTCGGCAAAGTGGAAGGTGAGCAGTATGAAGCGGCGAAGAATGCTGTTGAAAATCTGATCGATCAGGCGACACGCGCCGTTATGCGAGAGACGCGGCCGCACGCCGACAATTCGTTCGATGAAAGAGAAATTATCGGCGATGTTATGATGGAAGCGGCGAAGGGCAAGCGGACGGCGCGGGCCATTCAGCAGGCTTTTGCGAAAGAGGGATATTCGGTCAGTGAAGAAACTGCTCGCCGGATTCAAGAAGTGTATCAGGCGGCGGCTGCACTTTCGACGGAATATTTTGAGGCGAAGCCGCAGAGAGCGGTCGGCTTTGACGAGGTGAAAGTGGCCATTGTGCCGGACAACATCAACGCAGAGCTGAAACAGCAGCTTGAGGCCGCCGGTGTGCCCGTGCAGGAATACCGCGCCGGTGACGAGGGGCAGCGTCTTCGGATTCTGAACTCGGATAAATCGTGGCAGTTTTCCGAGCGCGACTATTCCTACGAGATACTGACAGCAAAGCCGGATATGCGTGTGACGAACGTGGAAGACCGTGTGTCATACCGGCCGGCACGCGAGGCACGCAAGGAAATCGTCGCGCGCGCGATCGCAAATGCGAAGAAAATCGGCCGGACGAACGAAAACGGCAATGCCGTGGTGCGCGTGGCAGACACGGGCGACGAGGTGATCTTGAGCGCGAAAGGGCTGCGGCACGGGCTGGACAGGCGGTTCTCTGTGAATGCGCCGGTGACGCTGAAAGCCGGTGAAATCATCCGGAATGCCATCCGCATCAACGAATTCACGCCGGAAAACGCGCAGGTGGATGCAAGCTATGCGCTGATCGGTGCAGCCAAAAACGCAAAAAACGAACCGTACATCGTACAGTTCGTTGTAAACCGCATTTCCAATGAGGTGACAGACGTGGACGTGCTGTATGCAGTGAATGCAAAAAAAGAGCCGGGTGCATTGCTGCCAGACGTCACCGGCACGGATGTGCCAGCTATTCTTACCGACTCTGCTATCAGTATACGCTCGCTCCTGGACTATGTCAATCGGTATTTCCCGGATGTTCTGCCGGAAAGTGTGCTCCGGCATTATAGCTACGAGCGCAGACCTGCTGGGAAACTCGGAGAGAGTGCGCTTTATCAGCACCGCGACGACACGCGGACAGACCGCGACGTGCTCTCCGATGCTGCGGACGGCGACGCGGCCAACGTGCGCGAGATGGAGATGCTGCGCGATTACCGGGAGAAACTGCAGAAATACAGCTCGCTCACACGGAGGCTGGAGCAGCAGCGCGAGCTTGCGCAGAACGCGGAAAGCAAGGAGGAGCGCCTGAAGGCGAGAAACCGCGCGGACAACCTGGCTGCGCAGGTGAGCCGAGCGGACGCGCAGCTCACGCGGATGCAGAACGCGAAACCGCTGCGCGAGCTGGTGGCGCGCGAGCTGAAGACGCGCGACAGCCTGGCTAAGGAAAACGCCATGCTGCGCGACCGCGTGGAGTATTTGCGTGGGCAGATGCAGCGCACGAAAGAGGCAACCACAGACCCGAAAGCCGTGCGGGAAGCCGCAAAGGATATCATTGAGCGGACCGGCAGCAGCATCGGCGTGGACGAGGTGATGAGCCAGCTGCAGGAGCTGTACGACGGCATTGCCCGCGCGACCGGAGACAACGGGCTTACCTACGCGGAGATTCAGCAGCGCGCGGACGATCTCGCACACGACATTTTGAACGACGTGACTGCCGTTGACGACACGATGTACCGCGAGTATGAAGACCTGCGGAGGTATTTCAAGGGTCAGCAGCTCGTCGTGTCCGCGGCTGACCGCGGGGAAATTCCGGACTTCGGAGATTTCCGACGGAGAAACATGGGCCGAATGCGGCTGAAAAACGGCGAGCGGACGAACGTTGACCAGGTTTACGCAGAGCTGAGTGAGCTGTACCCAGAATTCTTTGACCAGAACCGCGAGAGCCAGCCGAGCGACCAGCTATACCGCATTGCCGATGTGCTGGACGCGGTGTACTCCGTGAACGAGTACAACCCAAACGCGCAGTATATGCGCGAAGCGACGCAGAGTGTGAGCAACGAGATCCTTGAGCAGTTTTTCGACCTGCCGCAGCAGAGAACGTTTGCCGACCGGCAGGCGAAGAAGGACGAACAGCAGAAGACGCACTACCTCAACCAGATCAACGAGCTGCGCAAGGCCAATGACACGCGCATCGCGGAGTTGCGGGCGCAGAACCGCAAACGGCTGCAGGAAGCCATAGCAAGAGAGCGCGAGAAACGCGACGAGCAGATTGCGCGGCTGAAAGACAGGAACGCGGCAGATAAGGCGCGCCGCGAGGAAAGCGCGGCCGTGGCGAAATACCGCCCACGCATCGAGCAGAAGGCGAAGCGCCTGAGCGATTGGCTGCTGAAAAACAGCGATAAGGAGCACATCCCGGAGCCGTTGAAGCTGGCAGTGGGCGAGTTCCTGGAATCCATTGACTTTACAAGCAAACGTGCGCTGGACGGCGGCGCGCTGACGAAAAAGGACATTCAGCGTTCGCTCCGGTATACTGACCGGATGCAGAAGCTGCTGGACAGCCTGCGTGGGCAGAACGAGGACGGCACGAGCGACCTCGGGCTGTATCTGGACATTCCGGACGGCTTCCTCGAGGAGATGCAGACGCATATCAGCATTGCTGCCGATATCATCAGTCAGAACCCAGGAGAGAGCGTTGTCAGCAAGATGAAACTGGAGCAGCTGCAGCAGCTCGACCGGATGCTCACGATCCTGACGCGCAGCATCCAGAACGCGAACAAACTCAAGGCAAATGCGCACTTTGAGACTGCACGGCAGGCGGCGCAGGCGACGGTGCTGGAGCTCGACCGGCTGGGGCAGGCCAAAGGAAGATCGCAGCGCGGAGAGAAAGTGGCTGGTTTCTTCAGCTGGGAGAACACGACACCGTACTACGCTTTCCAGCGCTTCGGTGAGGGCGGCAAGGCGATCTTCGAGGCACTGTCGGCCGGCTGGGATCAGATGGCCTTCAACACGAAGTCGGTCATGAGATTCACGGAGCAGACATACAAGCCGGAAGAAGTAAAGGCGTGGTCGAAGGAAACGCACACGATCGAGCTCGAAAGCGGAAAGACCGTGAAGATGACGACTGCGCAGATGATGGCGTTTTACTGCCTGTCGAAGCGCGAGCAGGCCGTCGGCCATCTCCTTGGCGGCGGTATGCGCGTGGAGGACATCCAAAACAGTGGGCGCAAGGGGAACATCAAGCAGGCGAAGCCGTTCCTGCTGACGCAGGAGGACATCATCAAGATCAACGGCGCGCTCACAAAGCGGCAGCGTGAGGTGGCGGACAAGCTGCAGAAGTACATGACGCAGCAGGGCAGCGAGTGGGGCAACCGCGTGTCGATGGAACGCTTTGGATATCGCGCGTTCACTGAGGAGAACTACTTCCCCATCGAGACGATGGACTCCGACCGCGACGAGAGGGGCGTCCCGCAGAAAGAGAACGATATGTTCCGCCTACTCAATATGTCCGCGACGAAGAGCCTCGTCTACAAGGCGAACAACGCGCTCGTCGTTCACGACATCTTCGATGTGTTTGCAAACCACATGACGGACATGGCAAAGTATGACGCGCTGGCGCTGCCGATCCTCGACGCGATGAAGTGGTACAACTACCGCGAGAAGCAGAAGCTTGAAAACGGTCACGTGCTCACGACGACGGTGCAGCGGTCGCTCGAACAGGCATACGGCACGGACGCCAACAAGTATTTCACGACGTTCATCAAGGACCTGAACGGCGTGAACGAAGGCGGCCGCGGGGAGGGCTTTGCGAAGAAGATGCTCTCCAACTACAAGGTGGCGGCCGTGGCTGCGAACCTGCGTGTGGCGCTGCTGCAGCCGACAGCGTATGTGCGCGCGGTCGGCGTGATGGACCCGAAGTATCTCGTAAAGGCGTTCGCGGAGGGAAAAAGCGCATACAAAGAGGCAGAGGCGAACAGCGGCATCGCTCTGTGGAAGCAGATGGGCTTTTACGACACGAACATCGGCCGGGGTGTCCGCGACCAGATCAAGAACGCCGGGACGTGGAAGGACTCGACGGTCGAATTCCTTATGATGGGCGCAGAATGGGCAGACCGGCTGACGTGGGGACGCTTGTGGAACGCCTGCAAAGCGGAGGTGCGTGACAAGCAGAAGCTGACCGGCGACGCGCTGCTAAAGGCGACGGCCGAACGCTTCCGGGAGGTCATCTACTCGACGCAGGTGGTGGACAGCACGATGACACGCAGCCAGGCGATGCGCGCGACCGGCGTGTACGGTGCTGTATCTACGGCCTTTATGTCGGAACCGACGCTGTCGTACAATCTGCTGCTCAAGGCGTATACGGACTACACGGCGGAGCTGCGCGCGACCGGCGACAAAAAAGAAGCGTGGAGAAACGCAAGCGGGAAAATCGCAAGAGCGCTGGCGACCTATCTTGTGTCGGCGACTGCTTCGGGGCTTGCCGAATCAATCGTGGACGCCTGCAGAGACGACGACGAGTACGCCACGTGGTTGGAGAAGTACCTGAGCGCGCTGATCGGCGCGAAATACAAAGACGGAAAGTTTTCCGGCGTGAACCCGCTTGAAAGCAACCTGTTCATGGACGTGGATATCCTCTCGAAGCTCCCGATCCTCAAGGATTTCATGTCGATGATCTCCGGGTACGAAAACGACCGGATGGACACGGAATGGATCAGCAACCTGATCGACGCATATCGGATCTGGGACGAGACGATCAAGCTGGAGACAGGTGAGCTGGACGAGCCGACGGACGTGACGTACAACGGCAACATGACGCTGTACGGAAAGATCTACAAGACACTCAAGGCCGTTTCGCAGGCGACCGGCCTGCCGATCAGCGCGGCGAGCCGCGAGGTTGTAACGCTCTGGAACACCATCGCCGGAGCTGTCGGCAAGGGCGACGAGTGGACGATCCATACCTATGACTCCGGGCCGGAGAGCCAGATCAAGTACGGCCTGATGGACGGTTACCTCACGCGCGAAGAGGCGCAGCAGCTGCTGGTCGAAAAAGGGCTCGCGGACAACGAGGATGATGCGTACTGGAAGGTTGACAAGTGGGCGACCGGCGAAGGAAAGTACGACGAGGCGCTCGCTGCGGTGCTCAGCGGCGACAAGACCGCCTTCGATGCGCAGGCCAAGGAGTTGAAAGAGCACGGCATCGGCGAGAAGCAGCTGCAGTCTGCGGTGCGCTCGCAGGCAAAGGAGTGGTACGTCGGCGACGACGACGGAAAGCGCTCGATCACGAAGGAACAGGCGCTGAAGATCCTGCAGCAGTACGGAGGAAAAGACGCCGACGAGGCGCAGAAACTGGTGCAGAAGTGGACGTGCGAGGTCGTGACCGGCACGGACTACGACGACATCAAGGATCTGTATCTCGACGGGAAGCTCACGCGGTCTCGCGCGGTAGACATGCTGACGCGCTACGGCGGGATGAAGCAGGAGGATGCGCAGAACAAGATCGACACGGCGGACTTTGTGAAGGCACATCCGGAATGCGACGGCATCAGCGTTGAGGCCGTGCAGAAGTACAACGAGCAGGCGAAAGCGGCCGGCCTGGACGCGGGGACGTTCTGGCAAGCATATCAGTTTAAAAACGACGCAAGGACTACGCGCGACAGCAACGGCAAGGCCATCAGCGGTCAGGGAGCAATGGACAAGGTCGCTGCGTACATCGACGGGCTGGACATCAGTTCGGCGCAGAAAAACGCTCTGTTTTTGTGCTTCTACAGCCAAAAATCGCTCGGGAAGATCCGCTGGAGCAATTAAATCTGCGGGAGGGATAGAAATATACCTCCCATTTTTATATTGTAGAATCAATGGAAGGAGGCCACCACATGACTATCACAATCGCAGACGGCCGCGGGGCGCTGTGGCAGTGGGACACCGGGCGGCGCTTGCGCGTGGGCAGCGGCGTGGAGCAGGTCCACTATCAAAATAGGTGCTTTGGCCGCAGCGTGGACGTGAACGTCGGCACAGACGGCACGGCCATCATCCCGGACGAGTTGCTGCAGGACTGCCACACGCTGACGGCCTACGCCTACGTCACCGACGACACCGGCGCGTACACGATGGTGCAGCAGGACTTTGCAGTGCACAAGCGCGCGAAGCCCGCCGGGTATACATACACCCCGACAGACCAGATGACGTTGCGGACGATCCAGCACCAGATCGGCGACCTTGCTGACCTGACAACGGAGGCAAAGGAAAATCTTGTTGCGGCCATCAATGAGGTGGCACGGATGGGCGGACGCATGAGCTTGCGCGTAGCGGACGACTACATCCAGTACAGCACAGATAGCGGAAGCGCGTGGCAAAATCTCATCGCCGTGGCCGAGCTCAAGGGTGCGGACGGTTCGCAAGGCCCAAGAGGCGAGCCCGGCGCGAAGGGTGACCCCGGCGAGAAAGGCGACCCCGGCGCAAAGGGCGATACGGGCGCAACAGGCCCGGCGGGTCCGCAAGGCCCAGTTGGCGCTCCGGGCAAGAATGGCGCGGATGGCAAACCGGGAGCGGCTGGTGCTGACGGTGCAGCAGGTGCTGACGGAAAAAGTGCCTATGAATATGCGGCTGAAGGCGGATACGGCGGAACTGAAGAAGAATTTGCTTCTGAACTTGGCAGACTTTTCGGCGGAAGCACTGCAACGGTTCTTTCGGATAACCTTTTTGATAAAAGTATCGCAACTACAGGCAAGATTTTTTATCATTCCTCTTCTGGACCGTCTTTGGTTGACGTTAGTAATGGCTTTTATGCTTATGTTCCCCTTCGTGGAGCGGGTACTTATACAGCAATGATTTGTTGGGTTAATCATGGCGAATCGTATGCAAAGAGAGTACCGATTTTGAAAGCAGATAAAACTTTCCTGCAAAATGTCACAGGTACTCTTACTAAAATAGATTCAAATTTCGGGTATATCGAATTTACAATTACAGAAACAATGATATCCAACGGAGCGGCTCTTTATGCTTTTGACGGTTCAACCAATGTTTCACCCACACTTGATGAAGTAATGATTGTAAAGGACAGAGAATATCCGAGCAAATATATCCCTTACGGCTATATAGAAGTGGAGGTCGAAGGCGCTGACCCAGTGAACATACTTAGCGGAAAGACCGCCGTATTTCTTGGCGACAGCATTTGTGCAGGAACGACAACTCTTGAGAGTGCGGCGGAATATGGCTATGGCTGGGGCGGACTTATCGGTGAAGCAAACAAAATGAAATGGAAAAACTTTGGCAGAAACGGCGGAACTATTGCACCGATTTCTTCTGTTGAAGAAGCAAGGCGGGTTCCGGTACAGGTCGATTTGGCGCTTGCACAATACCCTGACGCCGATTATGTAATTTTTGAGGGAGGGTGCAACGATGCGGACACCCTTGGAGAAAGCAATCTCGGAACATTTTCTGCGAGCGGATATGCTCCCGAAGACACTTCGACTTTCACGGGAGCTTTTGAGGTTCTTGTTCTTAAAATACTCAATTCCTTCCCTAACGCCAAAATCGGATATATCGTTGCACAGAAAATGGGGGTTTCGGATGATTACGGTTCTGCAAACAACCGTTATCGAAAATTTTTCGACAGAGCTGTTGAAATCTGCCAAAAGTGGGGAATCCCCGTTATAGACCTTTGGAACGAAACTCCGCTAAACCCAAAACTTGCGATTCATTACGACAGCTCTCTTACCGCAGACCAAGCAAACGAAAACGAAAAATGCTATACGGACGGACAGCACCTTACTCTTACAGGTTACAAAAAACTGCAAAACCCTGTTGAAGAATTTATGAGGAAACTGTAATGATAAGTATTTTTCATTTACTTTGGATAGTTCCCCTTGCAGGTTCTATCGGATTTATGACGGCGGCAATGCTTGCTGTAAGCAGCAAATAACAAAAGCCATGCCTTTCGGTGGGGCGGTATGTGGAGAAAGGAGCATAAATGGCCACATTTGAAGAGCAGTACAGGAAATACAGCACCAACGCATATTCAAAGGGCGATAAAGTCACACACAGTGGGAAAACATGGATATCTGATGTTGAAAACAACGTGTGGGAGGCGGAGAGCTGATGGAATTTGTTTCTTGCAACAAGGCCAATTACCGCGCCGGGCGCACGCAGCCGGTGCGGTACATCGTGATGCACTACACGGCAAACAACGGCGACACGGCAAAAAACAACTGCGACTACTACCACCGCGTGGGCGGCCTGCAGGCAAGCGCACACTATTTCGTGGACGAGCACGGCGCGATGCAGTCCGTGCGCGAGGGCGACACGGCGTGGCACTGCGGCGCGCGGGCGTACTGGCACCCCGAGTGCCGCAACGGCAACAGCATCGGCATCGAGATGTGCAGCCGCAAGCGCGCCGACGGCAGCTACTACATCAAGCCGGAGACCGTGGCAAACGCCGCGGCGCTGGCGCGGGAGATCATGCAGCGCTATGGCATCGACACGGAGCACGTTGTGCGGCACTACGACGTGACGGGCAAGCGCTGCCCCATGCCGTGGGTGGATGACCCGGCGCAGTGGACGGCATTTCTGGCCATGCTGACGCCGGAACACCCGAACGAAGAGGAGGATGAAAACATGGTAAAGTACAAGACGATTGATGACGTCCCTGAATGGTACAGAAGTGAGGTTCAGGAATTGATGGATGCTGGCGCTCTGAAAGGCACTGGCAATGGAGCCATCGACATCTCTGAAGATGTCGTGCGCGGCGCGATTATCGGCATGCGCTATGGCGAGGCACGCAATCCGCGCTACTACAGCCTGGACGACGTGCCCACATGGGCGCGCGAGGAGACGCAGAAGCTGATCGCCCGCGGCGCGCTGCAGGGCGACGGCAAGCACGCAATCAACGTCACGTATGACGCGCTGCAGGCGATGATCGTCTGTCAGCGGATGATTGACGCCGCTGGCGGCGGGAAGTGAGGCGCGGATGTCGGAGGTTATCATTGCCGCGCTGGTCAGCGCAGCGGCCGCCATTGTGGTCGGCCTCATCAACAGCCGCGCGCAGCACAACAAGCTGATCGCGGAGCTGGACAAGCGCGACGAGCTGCAGGCGTATCGCATTGAGCAGCTCGAGCGCAAGGTGGACAAGCACAATCAGGTCATCGCGCGTACATATAAACTGGAGGAGTGCACCGAGCTCCTCGGCGAGCGCATCAAGGTGGCCAATCACCGGATCGATGATCTGGAGCACAAAAATTAAGAGGAGGACATCATTATGGAACTTGGTATTGCATCTGTGGCGGCGATCACTGCCATCGCGTATCTGCTGGGCATGGCCGTCAAGGCCACCAGCGTGGCCGATAAATGGATCCCCATCATCTGCGGCGCGGCCGGCCTGATCCTCGGCGTCGTCGCCTGGGCGATGGGCGTGCCGGACTTTCCGGCGCACGACTGGCTCAACGCTGCCGCCGTCGGCATCGTGTCCGGCTGGGCGGCGACGGGGCTTAACCAGAGCGTCAAGCAGCTGACCGAGAAATAATAATTAAGAAACGCCTGGGAGAACCAATGTTTTCCCAGACGTTTTTCATCAAATAAGAGTATGAAACAGAGTTTGAAATAGGGCTAAATTTGTCTGTATTTCACTGCATTTTTCATTTTTGGGGCAAAAATCAGAGAACCGGAAAACACTGATTTATCAGCATATTCCGGCTCTCTTTGGTCCGAGTGAGAAGATTCGAACTTCCGGCCTCTTGAACCCCATTCAAGCACGCTACCAACTGCGCTACACCCGGATATCACATTTACTCAAATAATATAGCACACCGCGCAAAAAAATGCAAGAGGGAAATGCGGCTTTCGGGCAGAAAGTTTTTCGTTACATTTCTTTACGATTGTATCAGAATTTCGAATAGACAGGTTTCAAAATAATCATAAATTTTTTAAATAAATAAATTGAAATTTTTTGGGCGATTTGTTAACGTGTTCTTAACACCTATGTGGGATGATAAAGTCCCATGCATGCGGTGGCATGCAAGATCCACTTGGCGAAATAGAAACAAAGGAGGAAATATCATGACAGGTAAAAAACTGCAGCGTCTGCTGGCATGCCTGCTGGCGGTCCTGCTTCTGTCGCAGGTCGGCGCGTTCTCGCCGGCTGTGTTCGCGGCGGATGACAGTGGCTACACGCTGCATGACGGTACGGCGATTATCCCGGAGGGAGCGTCCGAAGAAAAAGTAAATCAAATCCTCACGCGGACATTGGTGGCTGGATTTGATGAGATGAGCAAAGAAGATCAGAATACGCTTCTGAGCACTTGCAAGTGGGAGTATTACTGCAAAGGCGAGACTCCCCTCACGCACAAAACAAAAGATGCATGGGTCTCTGTTGGCGGATTCAAAATCAAGGAAGGAATTTCCACATATCACTTCCTTGCTCTGTCTGATGCGAAAACGGAATGCAAAGCATATTCTGTGCGCCTGACCACTGCCACAGACAAGACAGTACAGTTCACCAAGGCAGCGATGCGCGATTCGTCCATCACGCTCAAGCAGGACGCCAGCGTGAAGCTGCCGTATAAGGAAGACGGCACGCTGGATTTTGACGCGCTGCGTGCAGCCATTCTTCAGCAGGTCGTGGACGAGGGGACTACCCCGTCTCTGACGACGGAGAATACGGAGATCAAGTACTATGCGACGTCTTCAACGGGATGGACTCAGGAATGGGTGAAACTGGATGGCGATAAGGTCAATCTTGCAACTTACCCCGCCATTTCTGCGGGTGAGCAGCAGATCCAGATCAGCTTCAAGGGCGACGATACTTACAAGGCTGACACTGTGAAAACGACTGTGAACTTCCTTGACCGCGCGGCAACTCCGTTCCAGCTCAAGCAGGGCGTGACCGAAGTCTCGATGGTCTACAACAAGGATCAGAGCATCAACTACGAGGCGACCGCGCAGGCTCTGCGCGAGGCGCTGCTCGTGAGCGCTGATCCGAACGTCTCCATCAACGACGTGACGGTGGAGTATAACGCCGGCACAGATCTTGCCAAGAATTTCCAGCCGCTCAACTTTGACGGTTTTGGCTTCAAGTTCGGCCTGAACGAGCAGACCATCCGCTTCACCTGGCGCGGCAACGCAGACTACAAGGCTTATGCGGAGAATGTCGACGTCAAGATGATCGACAACCGTGAAGACAGCGCCATTGTGCTCAAGCCGAGCATCTCTCTCATCTACAATAAGGACGCCGCTGCCATGACGCAGCAGATTTTTGAATATGTCATTGATTGGGACGATTCCACGCTGCCCGACAAGAGCACGCTGAGCGCGGACGACTTTACGATCGAGTATTACGCAACGGCTAAGGTCGTGGCCGGTGATCTTGGCGGCGACGTAGGACTCCAAAAGTGGGTTCCGATCGAAGGAGAAGAGGGAATCAGTGTTGGCAAACTCCAGTATTTCTACCCCCAGATGGGCGCTGGTGAGCAGCAGATCCGCGTGACCTTCAACGGCAGCGAGACCTATCGTCCCAGCGAGGCTGAGGAAGGCTCGCTCACGGTCAAGAAGGCAAATGTCTCCGTCAAGGTGCACTCGACGAGCATCTACGCCGATGAAGTGCCGGGCGAGGGCTTCGTCACCACCGATCCCGTGGACGATTTTGACATCTTCACGGTCTATACCGGCGTGTCCAGCGTGTTCGTGCAGCTGCCCGAGCGCTACACAGACAACGCGTTTATCAAGGCTGTTGATCCTGTGCTCGAAAAAGTCGGTCTGCGGACGATCCAGGATATCATGGACAAGGGCATCACCGTCGGCGAACTCAAGCAGAATCTGGACAAGATCGCCAATGGCAGCGAGTATGCCGTAGTGCGTGAAGCGCTCAAGCTGATGGGTGTTGACGTCACTACGCTGCAGCAGATCATCAACGTGTTCAACAAGATCACCCTGCTGGACAATGTCCGCATTGCCCTGCGTACGCCGGATCAGGTGGGTATCTACACCGTTTACGCGATCACGAACAACGATAACTACAACACCGGCTTCGGTATGGGTGCACTCGTTGTGAAAAAGCACTACTCCGGTGTGAAGCTCGACTGGAATCAGAACTTCACCAACGGCAAGCTCTCCGCTGCGGACGTGAAGAACTTCGACTTCGGTGCGACGCTGAGCTATAACGGGGAACAAGTCGAGGATCAGTCCTCTGTGCACTACCTGTACTCCGGCTTCACCAGCAGGTGGCGCCCGTATTCGAGCACCACGACGCCCCCGACTGAGCCCGGCCGCTATGTTGTGACGGTCGTGACTCTGGGCGGCAACTATCAGGCAGCGCCCATCACGCGCGCTTTCCAGATCACCAAGTAATTTTCTCGCGTGTGTCTCCCGGGCTTTTTTGCCCGGGAGACATTTTTGCGCCGGAGGAGACCGGCCGGAGCGGAAAATGAAAATCGCCGAAAATTTTTTCAAAAATAACTTGACAGCAGTCGAATCGTCTGGTATATTAAACAAGCGCTGAGGCGACGAGGCCGAGAGCGGTCCGGACTGCTTTGATGCGTTCGTTCATTCGTATCACTCCTCGCCTAAGAGAATAGCGCAACATTGTGAGAATGTCAATGTTTTTTCGCAACAAAAGCACAAAATTCTCTTGACATCAGTAACAACGTGACGTATTATAGTAACGAACTCACAAACAACCGTAACAAAAAGACGATTCGCGTGGAACAGAAAGGAGATGAACAAAATGCTGACGAACAACGAGCAGAAAACCATCGAGCGGTTGGCGACGGTCATGCAGAGCATGGACGATCTGCAGAAGGCGCAGCTTTGCGCTTTTGCGGAAGGGCTGGCGATGGCGCTGGAGCACAGCAAGCGCGCGTCCTGAGCGCGCCTGCCTGACACAATATAAAAGGAGGAAGGCACGATGGAGCGAAAGCACACGAAGCGTGCGGCCGTGACGGACGAGGAAGTCGAGGCCGAGATTGCCGAGCTGAAGCAGGACGAGTATGTGAAGCTGGCGCAGCGGTACGACCAGTACCGCGCACGGCGGCGGACGTATCTGTACCAGCTGCGGATCAAGCAGCGCAAGGGCATCGAGCTGGCCGCCAGAGGCGTGACGCTGGAAAATCTCGAGGAAATGGGGGACGAGCCGTGACACTGGAAGAACTGGCCGCGAAGCCGTCGGAGATCCTGACGTGCGCGGACGTGGCCCCGCTGCTGGCCTGCAGCCCGTGGACGCTGCACGAGCAGGCAATGGAAGACCCATACGCGCTTGGCTTCCCGGTGATCGTCGCAAAGCGGCGAGTGAAGATCCCGAAGCGGGCGTTCATCCGCTTTATGCGCGGAGAAATAGAGGGAGAGAGAACATGAAGGTATTCGGAGATCCGCGCGCGCGGGCAAAGGCACGCCGCTACATCGTCTGGGGCATCGAGGACGGCATCGTCTGTGCGAGCTTCCTCGGCGGCATCGCGCTGGCCGGATGGGTGTTCCACGTGATTTTCACGGCACTGGGGGTGGCATGATGCAACACCTCGGCGACATCACGAAAATCGACGGCGCGGCAATCGAGCCGGTGTGGTGCGTGACGGGCGGAAGCCCGTGTCAGGACCTGAGCATCGCGGGCAAGCGTGCCGGTCTCGTAGGCGCGCGAAGCGGCCTGTTTATGGAACAGATTAGAGTGATAAAGGAGATGAGGGCACATGACAAGCAGCTTGGCTGGGCAGGAGAGCTTATTCGCCCCAGATACATGGTCTGGGAAAACGTCCCCGGAGCGCTCAGCAGCAACAATGGCCGAGACTTTGCGGCCGTGCTCGAAGAAACGATCCGCCTCGTCGAACCGGAAGCCCCCGGTATTGAAGTGCCTGCAAAAGGCTGGCCTACCTGGGGGGGATACCGGGACGTGGACGGACGATGGAGCGTGGCTTGGCGAGTACACGACGCGCAATACTGGGGAGTGCCCCAACGTCGTCGTAGAATCGCGCTTGTCGCAGATTTTGGAGGCGACACCGCACACGAAATACTGTTTGAGCGCACGGGCGTGTCAGGGGATCCTGAATCGCGCGGCGAGACGCGGGAAAGACTTGCCGGATATGCTGAAGCAGGCGCTTCGTATGCAGTCCGAATCAGGGGGGGCTGTGAAGGCGGCGGAAAAGGCGCGCTGATCCAGACGGAGAAATCCGGAACGCTTGGGACGGGAAACGACCAGACGATTTTCTGCTATGGAATCTCTGCTTACGAAAGCAACGCCATGAAATCCAGCAATCCGAAAAGCGGTGTGTATGTGGCGGACACCAGCCGGACGCTTGACCTGAATGGCGGGAATCCGGCTTGCAATCAGGGTGGCATTGCCGTGGTGCAAAGGGCGTATCAGATGCAGGGCTTTGGCGATTACCGCGAAGCTGACGTCGCCAGCTCCTGCAAACAGCGAGACTACAAGGACAGCACAGATCTGGTTATCGGAATTGACGGAGAATGCAATGCCTATATAGAACAATATGGCACACTGCGAGCGCACGCGAGCGGCGGTGCGGAAGAAACGCTTATGCATCGCATGGTCGTGCGGCGTCTGACCCCGCTGGAATGTGAACGGCTTCAGGGATTTCCGGATGGCTGGACGGACATCGGCGACTATACCGACAGCACCGGCAAAAAGCGCAAGACATCCGACAGCGCACGGTACAAGGCGCTCGGCAACAGCATCGCGCTTCCGTTCTGGCGATGGATGTTCGGGCGCATGGCGGCCTATCTGCCGGAAGGTGCGACACTCGGCAGCCTGTTTGACGGCATCGGAGGCTTCCCGCTGTGCTGGGAAGACGTGCACGGCGCTGGAACGGCAGTATGGGCAAGCGAGATCGAAGAGTTCCCGATCGCCGTGACCAAGAAAAGATTTGGAAGTGAAAACATGATTCACTACACGTTGAATATTGAACCGCCGATTGAACCTCCGGCCTACACCTGCCCGATTTGCCCGGTGTGCGGTGCGGAGACGGACACGGTGTACAAGAACGTTTATGGCGATCCGGTTGGTTGCCCAGGATGTGTCACGGAGGTGGACGCATGGGCGGAATGACGGACACCTACATCAAAGGCGGGATGCTGCAAAGCCATCACTGCGACGGCTGCGCGCACTACCGGCCGCTGTACGAATCCACGCCGAAGACAAGCCCGAGGGTGTGCCTATACATTTTAAATTTTAAGCGCTCGCGCGGATGCCCGGCCGGAGCCGGATGCCCGCACCGGATCACGCCGGAGGACTGGGCGAAAGAAAAAAGCGGCATGGAAGCCATGCGCGCCCGGATGCGCAGCAGCCGGGGCGGGGCGAAAAACCGCGGGAGAAAGAAGGAAAGCACATGATCACGAAGACGACGACCGTCGGCATGACGGAGGAACAATGGCACGCCGAGCGGCGCAAGAGCATCGGCGGCAGCGACGCCGGGACGATCCTGGGGCTGAACAAATACAGCTCGCCCTATGCGCTGTGGGCCGAGAAGACCGGGCGCGTGACGCCGGAGGACATCAGCGACCGCGAGGCGGTGCGGCTGGGACACGATCTGGAGGACTATGTGGCAAAGCGTTTCGCCGAGGCGACCGGAAAGCGGGTGCGGCGGGAAAACCACTTTCTCGTCAACAGCGACTATCCCTTCGCGCACGCGCTGCCGGACCGCATGGTGATTGGCGAGGATGCCGGGCTGGAATGCAAGACGACGTCCAGCTTCGAGATTCCGAAGCAGTGCGCAGAGGGCGAATTTCCGGCGGTGTGGTACTGCCAGATCATGCACTACATGATGGTGACGGGCGCGCCGGTATGGTATCTCGCGGTGCTGTGCTTCGGGCGTGGATTTTACTGGTTTCGCGTGGAGCGCGACGAGGGCGAAATTTCGGCTCTGGCGGCTGCCGAGCAGGAGTTTTGGGATTATGTACGGAGCGGGACAGAACCGCCTGTGGACGGAACGGACGCGACAGCGGAGGCGCTGCGCACGATCTACCCCGACAGCAGGGACGGCGAGACGTGCGACCTTGGCGCGGTGCAGTCCGCAGTGCGCAGCTACACGGCGCTGGGCGAGCAGATCGATGAGCTCAAGCGGCTGCAGGCGGAGCAGGCGGCGGCTATCCAGCAGTTTATGGGCACGGCGGAAAAGGGACTGTGCGGCGACGTTTCGATCACGTGGAAGACGCAGCAGCGCAGCACCTTCGACCGCAAGAAATGGGAAGCGGCGCACGGTGCGATCCCAAAGGAATACTTCAAGACGTCGCAGGCGCGGCCGTTCCGGGTGACGAGCCGATGACGCCGTCGACACCATGCAGGGACTGTCCGGGAAGATATCCCGGCTGCCACGCGAAATGCGGACACTACGCCGAATTCCGGCGCGGAATGGACGCGGCAAGGCTCGCGCGGCAGCGCGACAGCAACGTCATGCGCTACGTCCGGGACAGCCACGAAAAACGCGCACACACGAAAAAACAACCTTGAAAAGGAGAAGAAGAAAATGGGATACTCCCCGAACATGATGAACATCGACCCCGAGCGGCTGCGAAACTTCGCGGCGAAGAACGGCGGCCTCAAGCATATCTCGCTCCAGCTCGGCTACAGTAGGAACTATCTTTCAAATGTGGCGGACTATGGGCGGATGCGCTTGTCCGTGGCCAGGCAGCTGAGCGCCATGTACGGCGTACCGGAGGATTTCTTCCGGGCACGGGAGCCGGAAAAGCCGAAGGCGGCTGCGCCGCAGGCGGGACAGACGGGATACGCACTGCGGCTGCAGGCGACGGACAAGCAGGTATTCCTGCTGCTGGAGCACGACGGCGAGAAGGTCGGCAGCGCATACTCGAAGCGCAAAGACAGCAGCGAGCTGGCGCTGACGCAGGCGATCAGCTACGCGGCACACATGATCTACAAATTCTGCGAGCAGAAGACGCTGCAGGAATCTATGGAGGGTAAGTAAACATGGAAAAGAATCTGATCCAGAAGCAGAAGACGGCCATGGGTGCGAAGGGCGCAGCTGGTCAAAGCATCAACGCTATTTTAAATAGTGTCTTGGACGGCGAAAAAATGCGCGGCCGTTTTCAGGAATTGCTTGGCGCACGCACGCCGCAGTTCTTGTCGTCAATCGTTTCGCTGGTAAACGCCGACGTGAATCTGCAGAAGGCAATGTATGAAGCGCCGATGACGGTCGTTCAGGCCGCGCTGAAAGCTGCGACCTACGATCTCCCGATTGAGCCGTCGCTTGGCTATGCCTATGTGGTGCCGTTCCACAACAAAGTTAAAACTGAAAACGGAAGCTGGAGCAAGCGCTGGGAAGGCGCGTTCATCATCGGCTACAAGGGCATGGAACAACTGTGCCTGCGCACCGGCGCCTATGCCCGCGTGCCGGATGCCGTGGACGTCCGCGAAGGAGAGCTGATCCGCTACGACCGTCTGACCGGCGACGCGGAATTCGCGTGGATCGAAGATGAAGATGAACGCGAAAAGCTGCCGGTCATCGGATACGCCGGTTATTTCCGCCTGAAAAATGGCGCGGAAAAGACCATCTACATGACGGTGAAGCAGATTGAAAACCACGAAAAAAAGAACCGCAAGGGCGAATACATGACCAAGGGTTGGCGCGACGATTTCGACGCAATGGCCCGAAAGACTGTCCTGCGCCGTCTGATCGGCAAGTACGGCCTGATGTCCATTGACTATCGCAACGGCGATGCCAGCACAATGCGGCTGGCAGAAGCTGTCGCGGCGGATGAAGCACCTACGGATATGGGCGGCGACGTAATCGACCTGCCAGATTCCGAAATGGTCGACACGGAAACGGGCGAGGTGATCGGCGATGCTGAATAAGATCGTGATCATGGGCCGCCTGACGCACGACCCAGAGATGCGCCAGACCGGGAGCGGGACGTCGGTGACGTCCTTCTCCCTCGCGGTCGAGCGGGACTACAGCGGCAGGGACGGTGGCGAGAAGCAGACGGATTTTATCGACGTTGTGGCATGGCGGCACACGGCGGAGTTTGTCAGCAAATACTTCGCCAAGGGCGATATGGCTGCTGTGAGCGGCCGCCTGCAAATCCGCGGCTGGACGGACAAAGACGGCAACAAGCGCCGCAGCGCCGAGGTCGTGGCGGACAGCGTATACTTCGGCGGGAGCAAGCGCAGAGAGGCGGACGCAGCGCCTGCTGCATACGACGCGCGTCCGGTCGCCGCGCAGCCGACGGAGGCAGACATGGAGCGGATCGACGCGCTGGTGAGCGCATACGACAACGTCGCATACGCGGGCGATGACGGTGGCGGAGACCTGCCGTTTTAAGGAGGGCGGAGCACATGGCATGGATCGAACTGCATCAGACGCTGCCGACGAATCGCAAGACGATGCGGTTCAAGCGCCTGCTGAAAATCAAGACGCCGCAGGCCGTCGGCCATATGTGTATGCTGTGGCTCTGGGCGATCGACAACGCGCCGGACGGGGATCTGTCTCCGTTCGGCGCGGACGAGATCGCGGAGGCCGGCGGATACACGGGCAAAGACCCGCACGCATTTGTGGACGCACTGGTCGGAGCAGGGTTCGTGGACGACGACGGCACATCCCTGATGATCCACGAGTGGTATGACTACGTCGGGAATCTGGTGGACAAGCGCGCGATCACAAAGGCGCAGAACCGGGAGCGCGCGCAGAGATACCGCGACAAGCGCAAGCAAATGTGCGTGACGGAAAGCGTGACGGAGCGTGACGATGTAACGCAGCGTAACGCTGACGTAACGCGTGACGCGAGCGAACGCGCAGCGTTACGTAACGCTGACGTAACGACCCTATACAGTACAGTACCGTACAGTACCTATACAGTACCCTGTATTTCTGAAGAAAGAAAGGTAAAAGAAAGAACCCCGGAGGTGCAGCCTGTGACCGACGTGACGCCTCCGGAAGCTGTCCGGCCTGACGTGCTGGAGACGAAAAACAGATTGATCGTGCAGGCGGATATGCCGAAGGGCCGGAAGCTGGACGAACTGCCGGAGGGGATGCGCCTTGCAGACCTGCCGTTTATCCGGCTCTGGCGCAGCAAGGGACGCGACGTGCGCACGGACACGGTAACGCTGGCAATTGATACGTACCTGCGGGAGCGGCCTGCACAGCCGGACGAAAAGGCGGGTGGGGCGCGTGCCGAGCGGTAGCTACCGGCAGGTGTATGTTAAGTGCCCTTTTTACCTGTATGACGACGGCGCGGGGCGCATCTGCTGCGAAGGGATCGCGCCGGAGACGACGGTGGCGACGATGTTTCGCCACCGAAACCAGCTGCAGCAGCATATGCGGATCTTCTGCGAGGACGCATTCACCTGCTGTGAGCTGTACAGAGCGGTAATGGCCGCAAAATACGAAGACGAGGAAGGAGACCAATGATGGAAGGGAAAGAACAAAAGCGCGCGGACGATCTTCCGGCCGGCGCTGTGGAGCAGGTAAGAGCGCTGCTGAACCGGCCGCGCTCGAGCGCAGATTTCTCGCCGGCAGCGCGCTACGCGGTGCAGCGGCTGGCGGATTATGCCGAGCAGGAGCACGAGCTTCGGGGCAAGGCAGAGGAGCGGTGCGTGAAGATGAACGGGCAAGTGACGGATGCTCGCCTCATGGTAGAGGCTCAGGCGCGCACGGTCGACGACCTGCGGCAGCAACTGTCTTTCCTGCGGCAGGCGATGCAGGACGTGGGGGTGTAAGGCATGGACGTGGTAGAATTTTTGAGCGAGTTCCGGCGGATGTGTAAATCGACCAGCGATTGCACAAAGTGTCAGTATCACGGCGATAGATGTGATAACGCCATTGAGTTTTTTAAAAAAACCGTTGCGGTGGTTGAGCAGTGGTCTCTGGAGCATCCGCGCAAGACACGGCAGGACGTGTTTTTGGAACAGTGGCCGGAAGCGAAATTATTTGATGGCATCATAGATATTAAGCCGTGCAGTCTCGTAGCGTCTCTTCTGTCAGAGTGCCCCAAGACTTTTTGCTACGATTGCCGCCACAAGTTCTGGATGCAGGAGGTGGAGTGATGGAGAGACTGACGTTTGACGGCAATTTCTGCGACATCTCGCAGTGCCGGGAGCTGCCGTGCCCGCACGGTGGCAGCTGCACACAGCGCAAGGTGTGGGAAAAGCTCAAGGCTTACGAGGACACGGGGCTGACACCTAAACTTGCGCAAGAAACCGCAGAATTTGCAATATGGGTACACGAGAATGGCCTTGAAAAGATTAAAGAATGGATTAAGGCCGACAAGGCGGGACGGCTGGTGGTGCTGCCGTGCAAGGTTGGAGACACGCTATGGTATGTTGGCCGTGATAATGTGCCACGAGAAATGGAGCTTGAAGCCCCGGACATCAGAGTTGTTTGCACGGATGAGGATAATCTGTGTATGGCAACGTGCAATCGCAAGCCGGACGGAGCCCGCGTGTATCGTCTGCGTAATGATGGCACGGACATAGGCAAGAAAGTATTCCTGACCCGCGAGGAGGCGGAGAAAGCATTGGAGGCGATGAAGGATGAGTAAGGCTGTCATGCTGAGCATCCGCCCAAAGTGGTGCGAAAAGATTGCCAGCGGTGAAAAGACGATTGAGGTGCGAAAGACACGCCCGAAACTGGAGACGCCGTTCAAGTGCTATATCTACTGCGCCAGCGTTAAAAGCATGAATTTGCAAGATTATGTTGATGCGATTTCAAGCGCCGCCGCTGTCGATGATTGGAGCGGCAAAGTTATCGGCGAATTTATGTGCTGTGCGACCATCCCAATAAGTGTTGAGTATTCTGGCCCCAGTCATCGGATCGCTGGCATGACAGACAAGCAAATAATTGATTATCTCGGCAATGGGAAAATGGGCTACGGCTGGCTCATACTTGACTTAAAAATCTACGACAATCCGCAGGAGCTGAGCAAGTTCCGCGTAGAGGACAAGCCAGCAATCAAAGCGTGCAAGCATAGGTTCCGCGCCGGACAGCCGGAATATGTTGCAAGGCACGGAGGATGGCTGCAAGGCGGTTGGGGTTGCATGAAAAACGGAGAACCTGAATGGTGCGAAAACTGTTTGACTAAGCCGCTTACCCGCCCGCCTCAAAGCTGGTGTTATGTGGAGGCGATGCAGGATGGCTGAATACATCGAGCGGGATTTAGCGATTGAATTTTTGCCCGTCGCGTATGACAGCGCGATCAATGCGCTTCGCAATGTTCCCGCCGCCGACGTTGCGCAGGTGGTGCGCTGTTATCAATGCCGATCGTACAATAAGCCGCGGCTTGGATGGTGCTCATTCCACATGGACAGAGAAAACTATGACGACTTTTGTAGCTATGGCGTAAGAATGGACGGTGACGACGATGGATGAACATATCGAACGGCAGGCGGCCATTGACGCAGTGACGGCTGTTTATGTCCGCACTGCAGGGTACAAGACACGGGAACGTGTTTGGGAAACGAGGGAAGCTATACAAAAGCTCCCCGCTGCCGAGGAGCCGATGGACTGGATCAGCGTCAAAGATAGGCTGCCGAAGCCGGAAACCGAAGTTCTGGCGGTATGTGTGAGGAACGGCTACCGCTTCATCTGCCCCGTGATTTATGAGAATGGAACCACACTAACGCAAGACAGCATATGGAACTGGTACGAGTTGGACAATTACGGGACGTACAGCGAAGAAAACGATGATTACTTTGTCCCCGAAGGCTGGTGGGAAGCTCGGCAGTTTACGCCGGATGACGTATACAATAATCCCGTGGACTGCGCCGTCACGCACTGGATGCCGCTGCCGGAACCGCCAAAGGGGGTGCTCGACGATGCCAAAGCGGATTAACCCGCGCCGGAGACCGGCGACGATGGCAGACGTGCAGCGCGCAAAGGACGCGGCGACGGCGGATGCCTGCCGCGTGACGCTGGCGATCTTTTTTACCGCCCTGCTGGACAAAGAGGGCATGGATGCCGAGCAGCTCCAGCGCATCTGGAGAGAGGTCGAGGCGCTGAGCGAGAGCGTGCGGGACGGATACGTCTCCGCGCCCGACCTGATTCGCGTGCTGCGCGAGGAGTACGAGATCGACATCATAGGAGGATAAAACGATGAACAGATTGGACACACTGAAGGCCGCCGCCGAATGCGTGTGCGGCAGCCGTGAAGAAGACTACGGCAGCCCGGAGGATAACTTCGCGGTGATCGCGGGGCTGTGGACGGCATATACAGGCACGGACGTCACGCCGAAGGACGTGGCCATGATGATGGCGCTGCTTAAGATCGCCCGCGCGAAAGCTGGCAGCAAGCCGGACGCCTACGTCGATCTGGCTGGCTACGCAGCGTGTGGGGCGGAAATTTCTGCGCGTGAGCCGAAGCAAACCACGAAGCGCACAGCCAACACGTCTGACGTGGCCGGAGGCGCAGAGACCGGAAAAACGGCATCCTGCGTGAAGCTGCAGCGGATGGACGGCTACTATCTGGTGGACGTAGACGGGAATCCGCATCGCTTTACACTGTGGGAAACCGCGATGCAGTTTATCCGCGAGCACGCCGGTGAGCTGACGTGACGGCGGAGTTTGTGATCCCGACGAGGCTGCCTGGAATGAACGAATACACGGACGCCTGCCGGCGGCACGCGCAGGTGGGCGCGAAGATGAAGCACAACAACCAGGAGATCGCCGCGTGGGCGATCCGGTCGCAGATGCGCGGGGTGAAGTTCACGAAGCCGGTGGAGATCACCTACACGTTCTACGAACCGAACCGGCGGCGGGACAAATCGAACGTCGCGGCGTTTGGCGTCAAGGTAATCGAGGACGCGCTGGTGATGTGCGGGGTGCTGAAGGACGACGGCTGGCAGTACATACAGGCGTTTACGTCGCGCTTTGCGCTGGACAAGGAAAAACCGCGCATCGTGGTGCGGATCACGGACGAAGGCGCGGAATAAAGGGAAAGCTCCGGGGCGGAAGCCTCGGAGCTTTTGCCGTATTTTGTTACTGCATGGCTTTGGCCATCTCGGCGATCGCGGTCTCGGCAGCGGCACGCGCCTGATCCAGATGAATGCAGGCCCAGTCCATGCGGATGTACTGCGGCGATTCGATCAGGTTCTCCGGCATGCTTGCCTGCGCGCGGTCTTCTTCGGCGGACAGATCTGCAAGCTGGTCGCGCAGAGACTCGCACGCAGCGATCAAGGCGCGAAGCCGACGGCGGCGGGTGTTATTCATGGGGCGTACCTCCCTTCGGTGGCTTGCGCACGGGGTAGATGACGGTCTCACCGCCCGGCGGCATATCGTCCGCGTGGACGTAGGTGGGCGCCGTCCACTTGAGGATCAGTCGGCGGTCGTCCTGCGGTCCGGCCCAGTAGTGATGCCAATGGCCGCGGCGGGCGTGCGGCCGCTTTTTGCCGCCGGGCGTGCTGCCGTTGGCGTCGGCCTCGTCTGCCTCCGCGCGCGCTCTTGCACCACGGATGGCCGCGCCCATGCGCACGCCGACATACTGCAGATCGACGGTGCTGGCCTTGCCGACGTCGTCGGGCTTGCGCGGGATCTTTTGCGTGTGCTTGTGGTCCGGCGCAGCGGCGATGTCCGCGCCGTCGGAGATGATGTACAGGATGATCTGGATGACGCCAAGGATGATGCGGCCGAGGGAAGCGACGTCCGAGACGGTGCTGATGTCGACGCCGACATTTTCGCGCGTGCGATCCAGCGTGGCCAGCACACAGTCGCCGATCGTGCCGGACGGCACAAGGTGCAGCACCTGCGGGACGGTGCCCTGCATATCGTCGTACAGCCACTGCACGCGCAGCTCCGCGGTCGCGCAGTTTACATCGTAGTCGATCCACGCAAAAAAGCCATCGACGCCTGGCAGCTCCGGGTGGTGGGCCTTGACATAGATACAGGGGTACGGCAGGTGCAGCAGCAGGTCGACCGGCAGGACGTCGGTGTCCGTCATGTCCTCCGCCTGGGCAAAAAGCATCTCGGCCATGTCGTCATCGACGGCATAGATGATGCGGCTGCGCCGCCACGCCCAGCAGGCCGTCAGCTCCGCCGACATGGCTGCGGCATCCAGGTCGCTCCGGCCGCGGGCGTAGGTAAGGTAGGTGTAGGCGGCATTGATCGGCAGCGGGCAGTAGTCCGGCCACGCGAAGCCGTCCTCCCCGTTGGCGGTCGCGCAGCTGTCAAGCTGCCGATAGGCATCCGGGCAGCTGCGCAGCCACTTGCGCAGCAGCGGCAGCGGGGTTTCGCGGTCACGCATCTGTATCGCCTCCCCCCATCACAGTCCGCACTGCTTGGCCAGCAGCAGGCGCACATACGGTGGACACTCGCGGCTCCCGGAGATCCACCCCTGCAGCGTGCGCAAAGGGATGGCAAAACGCGCCGCAAAGTCCGTCTGCGACAGGCCGGTGTGCTGCACGATCTCGTTGACGGTCAGGTGCGCGTAGCTCCAGATGGGCCGCAGTTCTGCGGCCAAGGCCGGGAGCTCGTCCTCGCTGGCGCCAAAGATGTCTGACGTCGCAACGTCGGACACGAACGCATCCGGGTCATCGTAGGCAGCGGCCTCCTGCAGCGCTGCCGAAAACTGCTTATCCGTGAGATCGTAGTGCTCATCCAGATCGTCTGCGCTGGCATAGATCCAGGCGTGCGCGACATCGGTTGCCGGGTGTCCGCGCTTGGGGTCGCGGCGCAGCGTGATCGCCACATCTACGCCGCCCTTTCCGCCGAGGATGCCTGGCTTGTACTCGGCACGGTAGCCGACGATGGCGGTGTATGACCCACGGATACCGGCGCTCGAGACGAGGCGCTGGAGGCTCCCGTTGATCGCGTCTGTGAGTGTGGTGCCGCTGATCGTGTCCGGCCACTGGCTGCCGGACACGTACACTTCGTATTCGTTTGCAGTGATGCCTTTGCTTTTCATTGCGTTTTTCCTCCTTGGGTAGCCTCACGCCAGGCTGCCAGAGCCTTGGCATAGTTTTTGAGCGCGTCGGCGTCATCGTTGCTGATGCGGACCTCCGCATTGTCAACGTAGATGCGGTAGCCATAATCCGCCGTGCCGTAGACCTTGCCGTTCCAGCGGCCGGCCGGGCAGCATACCGGCTTGACCGGCTCCGTGATGCCGGATGCCTCAGCGGCCGCGATGCGCTCGCGCTTGGCGGCGGCTTGTTTGGCAAGATACTCCGTGTCTACAATGCTATCGTCGATCACGGCACCGAGCGCCTTCGCACGCTCGATCTCGTCGTAGGCGTCCTCCTGCGGGACGACCTTGATCCATTTTTGCTCTCCGCGCTGGACGCTATAGCCGTAGGTGATGTAGTCATCCGCAAAGACCCAGCGGTACCCGAGCGCCTTAATGTCGTCCTTGCGCGGCATGGTGCCGCCGCCGAAAAACAGGACGACCGGCGTGTTGTCTTTGTACGGATAGCCGGTCATATGCAGCGTCAGGGGCAGCTCAGCATCCACTGCGGCGGAAGCCTCGCGCTCGGATGCCTTGCGCGCAGTGTAGCAAGCATTGCACTCATCAAAGTTTGCGGCTGCCCACGCCTCCCAGCCATCCGCCTCGCGGCGATTGCGGCAGATTTTGGTGCGCGTAAACGTTGCGCCGCAGGTGGCGCAGGTGCAGGTTGCAGTTGCTTTTGACATGATGATTTATCTCCTTTGTTGTGTACCAAATGTGTATCCGCACGAGATTACTTGCCGACCCAGCCACAGAGGTCAAACCATGTGGTCGGGCAGCTCAGCTTGTACGTGACGCCGGAGCCGGTAGCGTTATACACCTCGTAGTTGGCCTCCATGTAGCACGGCGCGCAGCCGTTGGAGCGGCGAGAGATGTCCGCGAGATCATCGAGCTCCGAGATCGGCTGCTCGGTCTCGAGATACAGTGCGTGTGCCTCGCTTGTGATGGGATCGCGGAGGATCTCCATGCTGTGCTTTGCCTGCAGTGCTTTTGCCTCGTTGCGTGTCATAGTTTTCGTCCTTTCCGGCCGGCGGCCTGTCGTGTTGTCCTCTTGATGGTTTAATTATAACGCTCATTGAGCGCAATGTCAATAGTTTTTGCGCTCAATCGGCGTAAAAAGATGCACAAAAAATGGTTCGGAAGTTGTGCAAGATGCAGAAAATGCTGGGATAGATAAGTGCGGGCGGCCTGGTGTACGATGGACGCGGAGGTGCAGGGATGGTGTACCAGGACTGGGATGCTTTAAAAATGGAATATGTTACCACGAAGACGACCTATGCGAAGCTGGCCGAAAAGTACGGCATCAGCATCAGCCAGATCAAAATCGTGGCTGCACGTGATGGGTGGACAAATGAGCGAAAAAAGTTCACCGCACGCGTACAACAAAAGGCGTACCGGAAGGCGTGTAACCACGAGGCCGACCGGCTCGCGCGTCTGATCACAGCCACCACGGGCGCGATCGACGTGGCGATGCGCGCGATCGGCGACGACGAGCAGTTTAACCGCTACCTGGTTGAGCGGCGGGAGAAGTATGCCGTGCCGGTGACGGACGAGGCCGCCGAAGACGGCGAGCTGCCGCCGGACGGGAAGCTGCTGCTGGAGCGGCAGTGGACGGAGGAGCAGACATACCAGAAGGTGGACACGAAGGCGCTGAAGGACCTGACGGGCGTGCTGAAGGACCTGACGGGGCTGGTGCGCGATCTGTACGGCATCCCGACGCAGGCGCAGGCCGAGGCGCAGCGCATCGCGGCTGAGCGGCTGGAGCTTGATCGCAAAAAGGCCGAGGACGGCAGCACGGACACGCACGCGGAGCTGGAGATCGTGGGTCTGCCGGAGGAGTACAAGCGATGATACTGATCGATGCAAGCAAGATCAGCGACAAGCAGGACGCATTTTTGCGCGACGAGCACCGGCACGTGGCCTATGGCGGCGCGCGCGGCGGTGGCAAGAGCTGGGCCGTGCGCACCAAGGCCAAGATCCTGGGCTGCACGTACCCTGGCATCAAGATGCTGATCGTCCGGCGCACGCTCGATGAGCTGCGCAACAACCACGTAAAATTTCTGACGCCGGAGCTCGCGGGCGTGGCGAAGTACAATCAGTCGACGAAGGAGTATAAATTCGTCAACGGGAGCACGCTGACGCTGGGATACTGCGACGCCGAGAAGGATCTGGGCCACTATCAGGGCGCGGAGTACGACGTGGCATTTTTGGATGAAGCCGGGCAGCTGCTGCCGGAGTGGATCCGCGAGATCAACGCGTGCGTGCGAGGCACGAACGGATACCCGAAGCGGACATACTACACGCTCAACCCAGGCGGGCCGGCGCACGGATACTTCAAGCGCCTGTTCGTCGACCGGCGCTTCGAGGATGCCGAGCGGCCGGAGGACTACAGCTTCATCCAGGCTCTGGTGACGGACAACCGCGCGCTGATGGAGGCGCAGCCGGAGTACATCGCCGAGCTGCGCAAGCTGCCGCCGAAGCTGCGCGCGGCATGGCTGGAGGGCTCGTGGGATATTTTCGAGGGGCAGTTTTTTGAGGACTTCCGCACGGTGCCGGATCTGATGGCGGCGCACGAGGCGGGCGTGGACGCGGACCCGGAGGAGCTGCGGGCGCAGCACAGGTGGTGCCACGTGATCAAGCCCTTCGACCTCGCGGCCGGAGCGTGCCGGGGATGGCACATCCTGCGCAGCTACGACTTCGGCTACGGCAAGCCGTTTTCCTGCGCGTGGTGGGCGATGGACTACGACGGCGTGCTGTACCGCATCCTGGAGCTGTACGGCTGCACGGAGACACCGAACGAAGGCGTGAAGTGGTCGCCGGACGAGCAGTTTAAGCGCATCGCGGAGATTGAGGATACGCACCCATGGCTGAAGGGCCGGAAGATCACGGGCGTAGCGGACCCGGCCATCTGGGACGCATCGCGCGGCGAGAGCATCGCGGACACGGCG